TTCCTGCCGCTTGGTGAATCCTTCAAACTCTGCGAGGAACCAATCATTGTGACTTTCTGTAATCTCTGGAACAGGCTTTAGTTCAACACCTGTTACTGCACGAATCTGTTCATGTGTAGGAAGCGCACCGTGATCATCGCTGTGCTGTTTAACGAACACTGCAGTATCATGTAAACTACGATCAAAGTTATCCACATTATAGATGTTTTGCACACGCACAAAGTTCTGCGCATCATGCAACATCATTTCTAAAAATAACTTTTGTAAGTCTGCTGTATATTCTTTACTCATTTGCACTTCCCGCAATTAAAAACGCAATAGTCATACCGTTCAGTTTGTATTGTACTATAGAATTCATCAAAATGCCTAATTTGTTCTGTCAGTTTAGTTGTTGCTATGTTGTGCTTATCGCGGTTTTTCCACCAATCACTTTTATAATAAAATTCATAGTTTTTACTCATACAACATGGTGCATAGTACCCATTTGCGCCTATATAATGTTCGCTATTGTTTGCACATATCGGTTTTATCTCAAACTCTTTTATGTTTTCTTTTTTATATAACTGTTGTACTGTGTCTCGTGGCCCTATATATTCGATGGGTCTTAAAGGATCATCAATTAGCCAACGATCACTTGGTTCTACTGAAAATTTATCAATCCCAAGACTAGCACTAAGTTTTTCAGTTGTATCTATATCATGTTCATTAAAACTAAAAGGTATGTATTTCCAAATTACAGTAGCAGGGCCAGCCACACATTCTTCAATACCAACTAATATACTATCCCAGTCTGCATTTACTCTATACTCAGTAAAATTTTCAGGTGCTCCGTCAATGCTAAATCGTATAACATCTGAGGAACGCAATACACCATTTAAAGTTTTCCACCATTTACGACTTTTGTAACTACCATTTGTAGTTATTATTATTCTTTGGCATTTTAAAGTTAACATTTTTACTAACTTTATAAATTCGCGATGATATATTGGATCTCCTATATTTCCGCATAAAGTGATATCATCTACTGGTGTGTCTATAAAATTTTCAAGTGAGGCAATATTCAAATCATCAATACTAAAGTTTTTCTTTCCAAACTTATCTAAGAAAACTGTGCGCTCACATCTCGGACAAGCTAATGTGCACCTGCTCGTAGGCTCTACATGTAAACTAACCAAGACGTTTCCTCATTAAATTAATCTTAAGACTCATTATTTGTTTTGCATCAACGATACTTTTAAGTGTAAACAGTTTGCCATAGCGTACTACAGCATCATTAATGTCTTTAACGTCCGCCTCCCATTCAGGAAAACTAACACTCCATCCATACTCTAGTGCATCGTCAATAAGTTTTTGTCCTGCTGCATCTCTATCTGGTACTAGTATAACTTCTCTACCTAGTGTGTCAATAATCTCTGCTTGTGTTTCGCTGGCATTGTTACTTAGTATTCCAACACCACCAATACACATTGCATCCAATATACCTTCTGTTACAATTACAAATTTTGCGTTAGGTAACTGATCATCCATACCATATACATAGCCTGTATCATAACTGTTGTGATACTTGGGCTTGCTGTTTTCATCTGTTGATCTTGCAGTGTATCCTACGAGTTTGTTTTCATATGTGCAAGGAATAATAAAACGCTTCCACATACCTGCAGGCTTTGTGTTACTGTATAACAGTTTTGTGCTGTCTAGTCCTCGCTGTGCTACATAGTCTTGTACTGCTTGTGGTGCACGATCAAGTGTAACAACATTGTCTGGTAGTGGCCTAGGCTTAAACTCTATAGAAAATTCTTCGTCAAGTTCTTGTTCTATTACTACCGTGTCTTTGATACGCAGTGCTTCAATGTTAAGCATGCTGCGAGTATTTTCATCCACACCTAACCAAGCGAGTAGTTTGCGCATTTTAAAACTAATGTGTCTGCCGGGCTGCCAGCCTGTTTTAAAGTTGCAGTTAAAGCAGTGATAACTTATTGCTTCACCATTTGCAATAACACCACCTCTGCTACGTTTGTCCATGCTCTCGCCATTGTGATGGCAGCATACAGCATTAAACGAAATCCACCCGTTAGTGGTGCGCTTTTGCTTGCCCGGTAAGGCATCAATTACTGCTTGTTGGATACTATTCATAACTGTTATATTATACGTTCTTTTGCAAAATCATGCAACCTAATTGTAAAATATTCATGCCCTAGTTCATTAGGATGCCCGCCACTTGCAAACAAATCCAATCTGTCATCGCTCTGCTGCGCATCTTTAAGAACACTTTCCATTGTTAATCCATCTAGGAAATAATTATTGTATTGTGTAGATTTATGGTTACCCAGTGCATTAAACTGTAGTATGGGTATATCGTGTAATTTGCACACACTGTTTACAAATAGTTTTGCAGCATCAGTCCAATAGTTATGGTCAACGTTGCCGACGATCCAATCTTTGCGACTATGTAAAAACTTTTCATCATCTCGCACCGTATTATTATGCGTCCAAGTTTTGTCTAACCAACTAAATCTTTGCGGTTCACTCCAAGCAACACACACCACTACACTTTCGCTGGTATTTCTATCGTTATTGAACCAGTCAGCAAACTGATACTGTATAGCATAGTTGCTGTTTGCAGGCTCTGAACGATTGTCCCAGGTTGCACCAAGTAGTTTGGCTAGTTGCCCTAACCAAACATTGCTTTCTCTATAACGAGTGTTTGTGTAATGACGATCCCATACTATCGACTGAGATTTTTCATCAAATGTGTTATCTAATTCAGGGTCAATTAATTCACTGCCGTAGGTAAAACTACAGCCAAAGCCAACTAACTTCACGGTCTATATAATACTTGACTCAATGTTCCTGATGTAGTTGTACGCTTAAAACGAACTGCACTGTATACGCCTGTAAAGTTAATGTAGGCATTAGTAGTTTGTGCAGTATAGTTTGTGGTTGATATAGTTGTAAAATCAGCGTTTTGAATACTATTGCTTGGATTAATTGAGCCCTGTATCTCCAGGGTGCCTGTGAACGCACTGCTAAAATAGACCTGTGCAGTGTGTTGTGCTGTGTTGCGATTTACATATGGTGTAATAGCAATAGTGCTGCCAGTATCGCCACTACCAAAATCTTCTACTGTGCTTGCTGTGAATGGAGGATAAACACCTTCATCAATTTCTAACACACCGTTTGCGCTGTAGTTGTCGTCTGCATATGCTGGTGCAGTTCTGCCTTCTGGATTGGTGACCTTAAGTCCATAACTGTAAAACTTGCTGTCTAAGTTAAGCAAATCACTTTCGGTAATACTCGCTTCAAACAAGCCTTTGCGTGGGTCAATTGCTGTAAGCGCACGTTCTACATATGCAACACCATTTTCTTTGTCAAGTATAACAATGTTTGCACTATGGTCTGTCATGCTAACTCGCTTTTGATCGCGGTTTTTAAATTCAATACGAATGTAATTGTCTATACCTCTGTAGACTTTGATGTTGGGTGTGTAAAACATACTCATGAGGTTATTAACTCCTGTATCAGTAATAACTGCAGTGTGTTTTTGTGCATATAAATATCCAGTAATAACAGTCATACAGTATTTATCGAAAGTGTTTAATGCCGCCTCTAGCAGAAGAAATATTTGAAAAATATCCGTTTCTAAGTTTGGTCACATATGGCGGCGCAGAGTATGTAGGAATAGTACAGAATCAAGACGACACTGTACTAAGCATGTATGACTATAGCAAGATCCCAGACAATCTCAAAGCAAGTTTTTTAGAACTAGGTGATGTGTGGTGGTGGGAATCAAATAGAATGATTCCTATTAATTTATTTCTCAAAAAAGATTTTGCACAGTTTGCCAGTATATTGATTACATTTAACATTCGTGACACAGAAGTTGTTAAAGGTCCAAGTGTGAGTATTGCCGAACTAGCAAAAAAGCGTAGCAAAAGACGCAATATTCAATTGGTAAAGAAAGTAAAATGATGGAATTCTTTACAGTGCTTATGATCAAACACTTCATAGTTGATCTAGGCATGCAACAGTATCTAGGACCTAGAGCAAAGCACAAGTGGTTAGGTGATGGACACACACATTATCTACATCATGGAATAACAACAATGTTTGTTGCACTGTGGTTTGCGCCAGAGATTGCAGTAGTGCTAGGATTACTTGACTATGTTATACACTGGCACATTGACTGGGGCAAGCATCATTTAAATAGATACCTCAAATGTGAAGCAAGAAGTGTAACCTGGTGGTGGACTAATGTGCTAGACCAGTGCTTGCATGTGCTAACATACTATCTACTAGTGGCGTGTAGTGCCGCCGTCATTGTTTGATATAGCGTAATCATTAACATCTAAATCGTCGGCGACGGTTTCTGCTACATGTGCAAGCATTTGCTTGATTTGATCATCTTCTAAAAATGTTTTATATAATACCAGGCTGTGCTTTAGCAGCATAGTAGCCACATACATAAAATCTTCGTCTGTGGTTAACTGTGTTTGAATGTGTGCTACTAGTGCATTTTGTATATCTTGCATGCGTTGTGTGTCGTTACTCATTGCTTTCCCTGTAAATTATCGTATATATAGTTTGCCCAAAACTTATGGCTTTCCGGTGTCGGATGCTTGCTGGCTTTATTATAATTATATTTACTATTAGCCAGGAAGTCTACAAGTCTCAAACTTTTATCTTGCAGTCTTACTAAGTCTTCTAGTTTAATTTCTGTTTTTCGAAGTTTATCATAATGAGCTATTGTTGGTACAACAAAGTCGTAGCCCATATTTAGATTCTCGCAGGTTATTTCTATCCAATTCTTATCCAACTGTGGCAAATTGTGTTGCCAAAAACTAGGATCACAAAAATTATGTGTTAAAAGTATATCTGTGTCAAGTTTTTGTAAAGATTCAGTCGCATAGTCTATTAATCTTTTATTTTGTTCTAAAGGGTGTTGTAGTAAAGGTTTCTGATCGTGCCATTCCCAATTTTCATTATACTCTCTTCCCCATTCTGTGCAACAGGTTACTATTTGAATATGATCATAATCTAGTTTACCGTATCGTATAAGTTCTTCAATTTGATAAAATATCCAAAGGTTACTTGCACCTTTTCTTGCAATATTAACCCAGTCTGTATCAAGCATCGTGCTGAGTTTATTTCCCCATACACAATCTAGTCTGTTATATCCGTGATCCTCAAGGCTATCGCCCCAAGTCCAACTTTCACCTATAGTGATTAAAAGTTTGTCTTTACCATTGTTTTTATAATAACAACAATCTCCTCCGTGATTAATGCCATCTTCATTAAAATGATGTTCTATAGACTGCATAATATATTCATGTGTACTGCTACTAGTTGTGCGTATGCCACACTGTGGCTTTTCTTAAAACTATAACTGTCCAAGCCTGCTTTATCCCACACAGTTTGTGAAACCTCTGCCCAAGTTTTGCCTATCAAGTGTCTTTTACCAGGACGAATAACAGCAAGAAACATTGCCATGCGAGGTATGCTTGTAATGTCCTCAGGCATCTTTGCCATTGTTTCATAGTGTTTGCCCACATGTATTAGTTGTTCAAAGAATGTTCTGTCGTGCAGTTTGCTCCAGTCGGGCTCACGCATAAGTTCTACTAGATGCAGTTCATTGCGTACTTGAGCGTACACGCCAACATTAAGCAAATCCAGTTTAAAGTATCCAAGTTCTTCTGCTCGCTTGTGGTCCAGTGTTGCAAGTCCATCATGTGCTTGTGGAATACGGTTAAAGTAAACACCTGTGTTGTGCTTGTTACCGTTTTCAAGTCTGGCACCTACACTAGGTACATGTTTTAACAACTGTGTGCGATCACCAAAGTCAATGTCTACATCTGGCATATCAAACATTATAGTCCTGCCTCTTTCAATATGTGTTTAACCCATTCTGTGTCTGCAAAGTAATCCACGAACCTACGCTTCCAGTAGTCCGGATCAATGTATGGAAATATCATTTCAATCTGCTCTGTGCTTAGTTTGTCTAGTGCTGCTTGTCCACTTGCACAGTTAAAAATAATCCAAGCACTGATGCGTCCTGTTGTAATATGCTGTACAAGAACATTGGTGTTTACATAGTTAAAGTAATGATTGAACACACTGTCTTTTTCTTCTGCCCAGGTTTCCATTGTTTTGATACTACGCTCCAGTGCATCCTGTGTTGCTTCTTTGCGCAAGTGATCAAACAAGTATTCTTGATATACTGCGTCTTTGCACCAGTAGTCCAATTTCTTATTGCTCTTAATAACCCAATCAATAAACTTTGCAGTGTTGATTGCACGAATAGCAACCATGTGTCTGCCAAACTTTACAAATGCATTATAGTATGCACTGTCACTAAAGTCTTTGTATGTCTTAAACTTTGCACTGCCTTGTGTAAGTTCATAGAAACGCAAGTAAGCAGTCATGCCCAGTTTGACACCTGCTTCATTCTCTTGTTGTGCTCTGCGCTTTGGCTCGCAGAGATGCGCCACAAGGGTACTTTCCTTGCGATAGCCTTTGCCACAGTACTGACATGTGTAGTCTTTGGTTTCCATACTATAATTAATTATAGCATCTTTTATGACGCTTGTAAAGTCATTCATGCATCACCGTAGAGTTTAGAGATTTCCTTAAGGTCCTTGTCTGTATACATCTCACACAGCATATCGAGTTCGTCACTTTTTGCATGTGGATGTAGTCGCTCTACATCTTTACGACGCTTACTTGAATTGTTCTTGTCTTTCTTTTTATGTCCGACCCACTGATGGAACTGTGTTCCCATACCAGGACTCACTGTGCATAGCAGTTGCCACACCAGTTTAGGATGCTTTGCTAGTTCAAAGTATGTTTTGTTAACACGCTGATTGCCAGCCATCAAGTAGTATGCTTGTAGTTCACTGCTACCTTTTACTAGACTTACATAACGGTTTAGCAGGAATGGAGTTACTTGCTTTTGATGTTCAGGAGTAAGTCCATCATAGAACGCATAGTCTTTGCGATCTATTGCAGCAAGTATTGTGTTTAACTGTAGTTTGTCAGACATCGATA